GATGCGGTCGGCCAGGCTCCTTTAGAGCAATGGATTAGGGATAGACGGGCGCCAAGGAAGGCTAACAGCTGGCTAGTCACTTGCAGCTGGGCCGAGCGATTCGTCCGTATAAGGGACAGCTATGAACCGACTGACAACCGGGCTTGCCTTAGCTGTGGTGTTGCTGGCGGCTGCAACTGTAGGAAGCGAAGGCGAGCCCATACGATTCCAGGCGCCGATGCAGACCGAGTTCCAGCTCTACCCAGGCAACCCAGGGTTCGACTCTGTTTGTTCCGAGGCGTCCGGCAAGTGCCCGGAGGTCGTCAGTCTGCGCCAGTTCATCCGGACGCTGGAAGCCAGGATAGCAGAGCTTGAGCGCCGCCCTGAGCCGCAGTGTCCAGAGCCCCTAGACTCCCCTACACTCACCTTGCCGCTATCTCCTGCGGCCTGTGCCATGCTTTGTGGATGCTGATCTATGAGCCGACTGGCTGCCTATCGTAGGCGAATGCTGTTCAATAATAGCCGCTTCTATGGACCGCAGGGGCGGATATCCTGTACGCCGCCCCAAATCAGCATGATTAAAGGGCCGAACGGTGATCTCTTTGTAGCCGGGATGCATGGGAGCGCAACTGGGCCGGTTTCCCAGATGCAAATCATGCAGTATGACCAATACACCGGGGTCCTTAAAGAGCAAGTAACGATTAACCATCCGGTTAACGATGGCGGCGATAGCCATAATGGACCGACTTTGTTCTTTGATGCTAGCGAGCACCTAGTTACCATGTTTGCTGGGCATGATGATAACCGTCATGTCTATCTGAGGCGGGCATCATCCCCTAACTCAGCTCAAGCATTGCTTGGCCAATCACTGGTTACGCTAAGTAACTTCTGGCCCAATCCTGCAACCTATGTTTGGGCTACATACCTATCTGGTATCGGGTCGAATGGACTATATATCGTCTTTGGACGTGGTGGGGATGATTATAACATTGGTACATGCGCAGGCGATCTTGCGATAACCACGGCAGGTAACTGGATACGGCAGGGCTTTCTATTCAAAGAGACTGGGCGTGTCTTCTATCCGCGTTTTGTCACGAATGGAACCAACGAAGTCCATATCGTAGCGGCCAACGGTAGACCATTCACAGCAACGACAGCCGATAGAGCCTTGCACGTAAGCCTTGCGGCAGATGCAGCCGGCGCTGACTTCCCTGTGACCGGGACAGTGACCAATGAGATGTCCTTCTTCGATAGCGCCGGTACCGAGTTAACCTATACCGCAGCCAATGGCTTTACCAGCACTGATGTTACCAGCATTTGGGATAATACGGCTAACGCTGCCACAGAGAGCCTTCGATGTTCGGATGTGCTATACGATACGCTATCCAGTGACATCCTAACCAGCTGGGGTAAGGTAACCAAAGCCGATAATAGCGATGGCTCAATCTACTATGCAAGATTAACCAGTGGCTCCTGGTCTGTGCAGGAAACTGATATACCTTGGGCAAGCTCTGCCAGTACTGGCGTTGCTACATGGATACCTCATACGAGCTTAGTCGACACTACTCGCTCTGCTAGCATTTATACTGTGATTCCAGGCATCAATGAAGCTTGGAATGGCGAAGGTGTTATAGCCAGATATGAGCAAGTTGCAGGCAGCAATTGGCGTCAAGCGGATATGGTATCGGAGCGATACGAAAATGGCGGCCAGCTAAGAGCAGTGCATAATGACAATGGCCGGATCGGTTGGGAAGCTGGGCGCTGGGTAAACACTGCGACCGGTGATGATTACGATACGCATTACCGTTGTTATCCTTCATTTGGATTTAGCTAGGAAAGACTATGGCAAATACAGTTACTAAGGTTTCTCAGATTGATGGGCGAGTGCAATTCCAATCTCTATTCGAGAAGTTCTGGAAGGTAGAGGCTTCTTGGGATGACCAGGACCAGGTGCCAATTGGCGCTACCCGCGGCACTCAGATATTCAATGTGGATGGGGTTCAGCTTGGTGATGTCGTTCTGGCTTCTTCCATTGATATTATCACAGACGATGGAGCCGATAGCATGGTCCCATATTGGTACTGCAGAGATGGCGCTGTGGGCCTCATGATGGTGGGTGATGGCGATGGGGCTTTCGACGCTGATACCATGAACGGAGCCACCGTGAAGCTCCTGATAGGCAGGCCGAGCTGGTAATGCGATTCGCTATTCTTTCCTTTATGGTTATCCTGGCTGGCTGCGCGCAGCTGGATGACAGGACCGGCACAACCTTCGAGCAGCGTTGCGCCGGCTATCGCTCCACCTTGGCTGTGCAAGAAGCCATATTTGAAGAGCGTTCAGAAACGATGGGGGGCAAGGAGCGCAGGGCTCGCGTTACCTCGCTAGCTGCGCTTAGAGCATTGGTTGCTGCTTGTCCATAATTGATCTATACTCAGGGCTCGTTCGAGGTCATTCTTTACTCCCTCCTGCCTAGAGAGTTCCAGCCCGGCTAACCCCGGGCTTCTTTTTGCCCATAACATTACCAAAATGTAACGTGACTATTGGGTACGGGGATCTATACTGGATATGAAATAGGAGGGCAGATGATGAAAGACCAAGCATTACAGGATATCTCGGACCGAGAAGAGTTTGAGCGAACGCTTTGGGCAGCCATCAAAGAGATCGAGGATGCGCAGAACATCCTGGATTCATCCGATGAGCTTAATTCAATTCACAGAGAGAGGGCGCCCTATTGGCGTGCTAGTTTGATGAGAGCAATTGTTGAGCTAAAGAAAGTTCAATGGTGAGGATGTCTAATGGCTTACTGGATAAGCAGAGATAATGGGGTTTGGAATTGTTATATTAGCATCCATCGCAGGAAGCCAACTTATATTAAGGCTCATGGAATCTATACTTGGGATTCTGAGTTGATTGATAATTTATGCGTAGATGATTTCATAAAAGCAACCAAGTTCAAGATTAAACCGGGTGAGTGCAAACGCATACGGTTCAAAGTAGAGGAGTATTGATATGCGAGCGTATTACGATTCCGATAAAGAGCAATTGGCGCCGATGGAGAACAAGATCTCCAAGGTAGGTCAATACGTGATTTGCCGTTGCACACAAGCCGGCGTGCATGCTGGCAGGCTTGTGGAGCAACAAGGGCAAGTCGTTGCGTTGGAGAATTCCAGATGGCTTTGGCGATGGTATCCGGCCAGTGGTAAATGGCTATCTGGCGTTGCGAATCATGGGCTCGCACATGATAAAAGCAGGGTTGGAGAGCCTGTTGACGTGACACTCACTGAAGTATGCGAGATTATTTCTTGCAAGGAGGTTGCTGTGAGAAATATCCAGAGCTGCCCTAGCAATGGATAAGATCGGCTACGGTTCCGGTTACGGCTCCGGCGACGGCGACGGCTACGGCTATGGCGACGGCTCCATCTACGGCGACGGCTCCGGCTCCGGCTCCGGCTACGGCGACGGCTCCGGTTACGGCTACGGTTCCGGTTACGGCTCCGGTTACGGCTACGGCTCCGGTTACGGCTACGGTTCCGGTTACGGCTCCGGTTCCGGTTACGGCTCCGGTTACGGCTACGGTTAGGGAATAGAGGGCAGATTACATGAGAATTAACCCCTACAAGATGAAAGACGATACCTGGGGTATTGGTGTCAGCGACGGCGCCGGCTCCGACTACATCTCTGGATTCGGCTACGGCGACGGCTACGGCGACGGCTACGGTGGCGGTTACGGCAACGGCTGCGGGGACGGTTACAGCTCCGGCTTTGGCGATGGCGACGGTTTTGGCTACGGCTTCGGCTTTGGCTCCGGCTACATCTCTGGATTCGGCTACGGCTATGGAGACGGCTATGGCTACGGCTCTGTCAACGGTTCCTGCGAATAAAGAGGACGTTAAATGGCAATTAACCCTTACAAGATGAAGGACGATACCTGGGGTATTGGTGTTCGTCCTGCGGAAGATCTGGAAGAAGGCGAGGTAGTGACGGTAGAGGCCAAGAACTTTAGCTATCGGGCCGTGGTAAAGCACAGGGTGTTCAAGGCCGATGATGGGGGGTTGGCTATCTATCGTGTTGAGCGCTTGCCAAGGGTCAAAGATGACGTTTGCCCAATGTGCGGCGCCAGGATTGACAAGAGCTTGAATAAGAAGCGTGAATCAGCGCCTTATAACATGCCGCAAAGACAGCAGGAGCTGAATTCAGATCCTGATGATGATATTCCATTTTGAGGTGAGTAATGAATAGATTGGATATACATGGTATTCCAATTGCAGACCATGAACTGCAGTTGCTCAAAACTCGTTCCTTCGTCCAAAAGGGCGGGTTTATTGTCTCCCATTTCCTCCCAACAACAAAAGAAAAAGCTTTGACAGTGCCTGAGCTATGGGAAAGATTTGGGCATTTAATTGCGATCTTTGGCGAAAGAAGCAATCTCAGCAATGTGATGCGGGAGTATTGGGAGCGCAAGTATCACTATATGGGTCGATATAGAGAAATTAGAGATGCCGGTACTTGGGGCGGCCCACCGTCTCTATGGAGATATTACAAAAGGATCAACCCTTTGCCGGAGCATATGCCACCGCCTGCAGAGGAGTTACCTAAGAAATGGGGGCGGTCTAAATCTAAAACAGCGGTAAAAGAAAGTAGAAATAAAGCTGCCAATGGCAGCGCAGAAAGCGATTTCATTGGTTATTTGAACGACGCTAAATGGAGCCTTGAACTGGCATCTGAGGCAATCAATAAAGCAATTGAAGCCATTCCAAATGATGAGCCCGTGATGGCTTCTAATGCATTGCTTATTGACCTTGCTAATAAGATTGCAGAAATTGCCAAGGAATAGCTATGAGCGACAACGGGCAAATACCAACGCATGAGCTAACCGAAGATGCTGTCCTGGAGCCGTTGACAGCGATTATAGGACCGCGCCTCGGCGCATTCATGTTCGAGGACAACGAGGCTTGCTTGAAGGCTGCTGAAGAGAAGGCCCTGAAGGCAAGACAAATCATCGACAAGCAAGGCTGGAGCGTTAAGTTAAATGGCAAGCAATACGTCAAATGCGAAGGATGGACAGTCCTTGCAGCGCTCTGCGGGCTCTCTCCAACTATCGTTGGAACAAATGTCCTTGATGATGGATCTAGAGCAGCTGTTGCTGAATTACGTGACTGTACCGGAAAAGCGTATTCCCGTGCAGATGCTGAGTGCGGAGATGAAAAGGATATTGGCTCTATTAACTGGCATGAGGAACCTGGGTATTCCAAACGATCGATGGCCCAAACTAGAGCAATATCTAAAGTCTGCCGGGCTTCTCTAAGCTGGTGCATGACGCTTGCAGGTTACGAGGCAACGCCGTACGAGGAAGTAGCTGGACGAGATTTTACGCGAGACAAGGGGCACGAAGATAAGCTTAAGGCTTGCATTCAAGGCATTATGAGCAGCTTGGAATCGTTGCTATACATCAGGGAAGGCATAAGGGATGATGATTTTCGCAAAGCCGCTGAAGGTTGGTTTGAGCTAGACGATGAGATCAAGAAAGCATTATGGATAGCCCCAACTAAAGGTGGTCCGTTCACCAAAGAAGAGCGGGACATCATCAAGAGCAATACATTTCGGGATGCATATTATGGTGAGCGGGATGGATAGACAAGAGAAATCCGAGCTATTGGATAAGTGGATAGCAGCCTTACGTTCTGGTGAGTATAGGCAAGGGTATGGGGCTTTGAGAAATAGCCGAGGAGAGATGTGCTGTTTGGGTGTTTTTAGGCATATTTCTGAATGCAAGGGAAGCTTATATGGTAAGCTATTAAAAGCATATGATTGGCCATTCTCTTTAGATCAGCGAATTCTCTCTTCACTCAATGACGTAGGTAAGTCTTTTGATGAGATTGCTTCTATTATTGACAGCCAAAGGGATGATTTTCTTAAGTGAAACCAGTCTATCAAAGCCTGGAGGATGTAGAGCTTAAGCCATTGTCCTGGCTTTGGCCGAATCGCATAGCTAGAGGCAGGATAACGCTGATAGCCGGTGACCCAGGGCTTGGGAAGTCCTGGTTGACCTTGGACTTGGCAGCACGTGTATCCAATGGTAATAGATGGCCGGATGGTGAGGAGTGCGAGCAAGGCAACGTGCTCATCATGAATTGCGAGGATGACCTAAGCGACACCATCAAGCCAAGGCTGCAGCTGCTAGGCGCTGACTTAAACAGGGTACATGCTTTGCAGGGAATGCAGCCGGATGACTCAGAGGATGTCTATCCTGTGACTTTAGACAATCATGATGTGATACGGAGGGCAATAAAGAATGTCGATGCAAGATTACTGGTTATTGATCCCATTTCCGCTTACTTCGGCCCAGGCGCAGATTCTAACCGAGACACGTATATCAGATCGGCCTTTCGGCCAATTAGTTCTGCAGCAGACAGCACTGGCTGCGCTGTCGTCATCGTTGCACACCTTAATAAGTCGTCGGAACAAGCTGCGCTTTATCGACTCAGCGGAAGTGTCCAGTTTAGTGGGGCATCTAGGATATCCTATTTTATTGGTCGAGACAGAGGAGAACGGGACCGAATATTGATGATGTGTGTGAAGAATAATATTGGCCCTGATAGGTGGGCATTAGCTTATCGCATTGACCCTGAGCACACGCAGCATCCGATACAGTGGGAAGAGGAAGAGATTACGGCAGAGAACCTAGAGGACATTGTGACTGGCTCCAGGGAAAGCGAGGATGTGATAGAGGCAGGGGCATGGTTAGAAGCTAATGTGAAGGACCCTAGAGGCGTTGCAATCAAAGAGATTAAGAAGCAAACGACGGATGCAGGGTGGGGGTGGCAGCATGTGACACGAGCTAGGCGAATAAAAGGCTTGAAGCAAGAGCAGATAGACGGTGTTTGGTATTGGTTACCTGCGGATGCAGATCCAATAGAAGGCAGAGGCTGGAGGAATATGTAATGCATTATCATGCTGAGTTCGTCATCGACGAGATGCTTATTAATGGCGACAACCACGAAGATATCCTAAGAGTTGCTCTAAAGAAATTTAATGAGCACTATGAATATGAAGATGAGGATGGATATAGAAACCCATACGCCTTTTATGATTACTTTGTAATTGGGGGGCGATTTTCTGGTAGTCACATCTTATGCGAGATAGATACTGGTCCCTTTGTAGAATGGTGCAGAGAAGAAGGCGTGACTATATCCGCAGTTGTTCGGGGGAAGCAACAGCTTGATCCTCCTGAGCAAGCAGAAAAAGTAGACGCTAAGTGGAGGGAAATGTTTCCTGGATGCGGCAAACATGCGTTGATATTTGACCACAGCGGCCAAGGTCTAGGTCAGTTCGATATCACGAAACTTAAAGAAGTAAATCTTGCTCTTAAATGCTGTACATTTGGAGTTATTTCTTCTGGGCATGATGGCAAGCCTAGTCTGAAATATCTTCTGCATGATTCATACTGGAACGGGGTTTGCCATCAAGCTGTAGATTGGAACGGCTCCTTCTGGCTTGGGATAAGCAATTTTAGGGATAGGCTAAAGGATTTGGGCGGCCCCAATATGAATATTGATGATTCAGAATGGGAAGTTGTAACAGTCGATTATCATCGCTAATGCCTAATCCACCAAAAACAATTTGGGCTTGTCCGCGCTGCTTCAAGCCAGGTAAGCGCCATGGCAGATGTCCGATACATGGCTCGGAGCATAGGCCATATGAACTATTGTATGTAGACAAACAGATACGAGAGCGGGCACGAGAGAATAACTCTAGGAGGGATAAGTATTGAGAATCGGAATTGACCCAGGACTAAAGGGTGGCTTAGCACTGCTGGATGATAAAGGCAGAGTCCGTGCGTGCGAGCCAATGCCTGTCATATCCAGGGCATATGGAAGAGCCGGCAACCAAGTAGATGGCGCCGAGCTTTCTCATATCCTGTATAAGTGGACAAGATACGGAATGTGCCCTATCTATCTAGAGAGAGTCGCCGCAAGGCCGAACCAAGGTGTTGCCAGCATGTTCTCATTCGGGCATGGCGTAGGGGTGATAGAAGGCGTCGCTGCAGCATTCAACATTCCTTTGTACTGGGTGCTGCCGACCGTATGGAAGCGCAGGGCTGGGCTGCTACGGCAGGACAAGGATGCGTCCAGACTCAAGGTTAGAACAGAGCATCCGGAGATACTGGAGCTGCTGAAGACCAAAGACAGCGTTGGTATTGCGGATGCAGTATTGATTGCGGAGTACGGCAATGAGCAAGCTAAAGACACCGGAGCAATGGAGGCTAGAACAGCTTAAATGGAAGCAGAGGGCTGAGGATGCAAGGCTGGTTCCAAAGCGAGTAGACAATGCTAGAGCTAGAGAAAAAGATAAGAAGCCTCGATGAGAATAGCAGGGTGCCGGTTTCTGGGCTATTGGATGTCACGACTGGGCGGCGCTACATCATTCATCGTGACGTGATAGGGCGAGCTATTCGGGAGTACCTGGATGGCAAAGGCACGCCTGCGCATATCTTGGAAATGGAGAGAGGGAGGGAGTAATGATGAAATTGGAGTTAGATGCAATCTTAAGGAGGTCACTTTATTGAGATGGGCGATCATATGCTCATTGGTTGCTATATTTCTGCATTTAATGAGTCATTGTGCAGAGAGTCGAAACACCCAGACTACGGCAAGGTTGAGAAATCGGCATGAGTAGAAGTGGCTGGATTGAGGCGGAACCCATGGACGAGATTGAGAATCTAATCCAGATGGGCTTTATGGCAAACTTGCGTCGTTGCCTGAAAGGCAAGAAGTCCTTGAAGTTCCTAGAGGAACTTGAGCAGTGCTTGCTGAAGCTCGAAAGCAAGCGGCTCATAGGGGGCAACCTTGAAAGAGATGGAGATTATTGCGCGCTCGGAAGCGTATTCCATTCTCGTGGATTAGATACTCATCCTGGATTGAATGTTGAAAGCCCAGACTTGGACCAAATCCGTTCAGAAAAGATCCGATATAGGGATTGGGTTGCCGCAGAACTAGGCATCAAGCCAATGCTCGCTTCCGAAATCATGTACCAAAACGAAGAAGGATTTTCCGTGGATGAAGATCCGGGGCATCGATACAAGCGCATGCTTTCATGGGTGCAGTGCAAAATCGCCGCGGCTGATTCCGTCAAGGAGCCGGAGCATATCCTGGAACTGGAGGGCAAGAGAGAATGAGCAAGGTTAAATGGACGCCGGGGCCGTTACGACTGCATTCGAGACACGTTCAACCGCGTGAGCAAGCGAGAAGGGTTACCCCAAAAGCTTGGCTTATAGTTTCGTGGAGGCCGTGACGGGCGCAAATTAAATTCGAAACAGACGAGGAAGCCATCATCGCCGCCTGCATCAAGGCAAGTCAGGAGGCATCTTGAAGTTGCGCTTCAGCGTCTCGATCTCATGTCCAGCACGGGTATGCCATGGTTCCCGCAAGTGGGCTTCGAACTGCAGCTGCATGCGGTTAACCTGCTCCTCTATATGCATGACGCGTTCCTCGGGCACGGCCTGCAGCTGCATGCGGGTAACCTGCTCCTCTATATGCATGACGCGTTCCTCGGACACGGCTTGACCTATCCTGAGCTCGCGGACATCCACATACATCATGGCCGAGAGGAAGCCAATCGCGGCCAACGCTGAGCGCTCCAGCCACATCCAGATTTGATCCTGCTTAGATGAACTATCTGTAACCATAGCTCATGCGCCAGAATCATGCCGTAACCATTTGTTAAATATGGCTATCTAATCAGGTCCAAGTCCCTTAGCTTCCTACGTAGCAGGTTCAATGCATCCTCTTCTTCCTGAGCTTCGCGCACTCGGAACCTTACTTCCGGCGATGTTGCCCTATCCAGGATGTCCTGCTCGCTCGGCAAATCCAGAGCTTCTACAGCTTCCCCACCTATATTCCCAAAGGCTTCCAGAGCTTGCCCCCCAGCAGAGCCCAATGGCGCGAATGCTCCGGTCCCAGCCATCATCATCATGGCAGCTCCGCTCACTGCTACGCCCAGACGCCGACTGGCTTCTCTTGCTGCATCCCGAGGATTCATTTGATTCTCCTGCATTGCCCTTGCAAGGTCCCTTAGCTCATTGTCATGCCCCGCAACCATAATCATGGGGTGCGGCGCGGGGAAATCAATCGTCCCGCCGCGGCGATTCGTAGCATCCTGAGCCGAATCCAGCAACCCCTGGTAATACTGGTTAGCCAGGGTGAAGTAAGCGGACATGCCGGAGAGCCTGGCCAGTGGTCCTGTTGGCCTTGGAATCAAGCTGTTCAATAGGAACATGTCCGGCCCGGCAATAACTCCAAGGTTCTGGCGGTCCTTCTCCGAGAGCTGCATGTCCACTAGAGCTTGATTCAGCTTGGCTACCACAGCGCGTTCCCGTGGGTCCTGGAAGTCAAAGATCTCCATAGCAGACGCCACGGTACGGCCCAGGTCAGCCACAAAGGAATCACCCCCTACCCTGCGTAGGGTGTCAGCGTACCGAGCAAATAGAGACGGGAAGGACTGCCCGTCTTCCTCGATAATCTTGGCAATCCGATTGGAGCCGCGCATCAGCTTTTGGATAGCCGGTATCATTTGAGCCGCTTCCTTAGCCTGAGCCGTGATGACTTCCTGGTCCGTCTTGCTCTGTGCCCGTGGGCGCTCGCCACGAATGCGAACCTTCCCGCCGCGAGCCCGCTTGGTCGCGGAATCAACCGTGACATCCTCGCCAGGCTGTATCGGCCTCCCAGGCTGTGCAGGGCCAGGCGTAGGCGGCGCCGGCCTTGGGGCAACTTGCCCCTGCCTTGGCGCTACAGGCGCAGTAGGTACTGCTGCCGGAACTCGGCCAATGGGGAGCCTTGGGCTACGCGTAGAGACCGTCCGCCCGGTCTCGAAGTCCACCGTCTGCGTAACGGTTTGCCCAGGCGTCGTCTGCGCTAAAGCCATCAGCTCCGCGGTTCTGGACAGAAAGCGACGAGCATACTCCTCGTTTCCGAGCTGAGCGCCCTCAAGCTCTCCAGCAGCAATGTTGGAAACCTCCTTCTCCTCGGCCGTCATTTTGTCCCGGAGCTTTATACGAAGCTGTGCCTTGTCCGGCAACGCCTTAAGCGTGTTTTGCTCCTGAGCGGTCAGCAGGTTCTCAAGCTGCAGCTTGGTCGTGCGCTCCCGAAGGTTCTCTATCTCCAGGGCTTGCTTCTCTAGCTTCGAGCCTTCCTGTTGGATCTGAAACGCTTCGTTCACAAAGCCCTTGGCTCGCAACCGATTGGCCACGGCATCGATAAAGCCCTTCCGGCCAGGCGCCAAGCCTAGCTGAGTGACCTCCTGCTGTACCTCCTGCAGAGCCTGGGCACGAGCAGCCTCGGTGTCCTGGAGACCTAGCACGCCGCCCACGAACCGACCCAGACCTTGTCCTGCGGCCACCCCAGGCCCAACGCCAGGCGGCGCTTGACTCAGCAGCTGAACCATGTTGGCGAAGCGCTGCTGGCGGACCTCGGACTCGGTCGGAAAGCCAAAGATAGTAGGCATTACATCACCCCTAGCCCAGATACCGGAATCTGCTGCGGTGCGCCACCAGGGCTCCTGAATATCCTAGGTCCTAGCACGCCCAGGGATTGCGCAGCGGAGGTAAAGAAGGCATCTATACTGTTGCTGGCACGAGCCTGGGCAAAGCCCAAGCCTTGCAATCCTGCCTGGCTGGGTCGACCAGCAATGCCGACTTGAGCAGCTGCTAGCGGTTGCCTACGGATATCCTCCTGAGCCCCCAGGAGGCCGAACACATTGCCTAGAAGGCGCTGCTGCTCCCCCCTGGCTGCCTGAACCCTGGCCGTATCCTCAGCTGCAAAGGCTTCCTCCAGGGCAGCTAGCTCCGGATTGAAGAACTCCCCGGTACGTCCGCCACCAATGCCTAGCCCAAGCCGGCCTCGGTTGAAGAGCTGGCTACGGAGCTGAGCCCGGAGCGCATCTTCGCGAGGGCGAGCAATGCCACGCAGTCGGTCGACCTCGCTCTGCACGAAATCCGGATCATTGAGCAACCCAAAGAGCTGTCCCTCAAGACCTTGTAGATTCCTCAGGCTACCGACTTGGCGCCGGCTCAAGCCGAGCCGTAGGTCTCCGTCATCACCCACCGTGAAGCGACCTAATGGGCTACGCACGGAGACCGGCCTGGATGCCTGCAAGATCTCCTGAGCACGCGTATCCGCCGAGTCCTGGCCGAACAACAGCCCAGCCCCACCCAGGGCTAACTGCCCTAGGCCGATAGCTTCACCAATACCGAATGCCATTACCGTTACCTCGTGGATTTAGGCTTATAACGATTGGGGCACCATGCTTGATGAGGTTCATCATCCCAAGATGAGCAACAATCTCTCATTTTTATAGATCTACCAGCCCGGCCTCTATCTTTCATTTCTCGTTGAAGATCAACAACATCCTTCATTCGGAAAATAGTGTTTGCAATTGATCTACGTTGTGATGTTCTCATAGCTAGTTGTCTAAAAAGTCCCGCCAACCAAAGGTCATCAGGTCCACGGTCGTATTGCCGTCTGCTCTGGCTGCCAACCTGGAGCTTGTGTCAGTAACGATCATGACAGGGCCATTGGATACCTGCTCTACCGTTCCGGTCTGAATGGTAAATCTCGCTGCAGTTGTATCAGCTTCCTCGTCATCCACATCCGGAGGATGCAGATACACATCCCTGCTCTGGGTGTTAGACCTGATCGTAAACATAGCAGCGCAATTCACCTGCGGAGGCACAGACAAGGTTATTAGGGACTGCGTAGTTGTTATTACCTGGCTGTCTAAATCTTCTATTGGGGACTTCCAGTAGAACGTATCGCCATACTGGAAGAACCCCAATATATTGCTGGTAGCATCAGTCAATACAGAACCTACACGACGGTAATACACATACCCTGATGCGTCCGATAATAGGTTCGAGCAAAACGGCGATGTATCAAACCCAGCGTCTACCGTCCCATCTGCCTTGCCAATCACGAATACGTGATACCAGGTATCAGCAGAGAGAGACAACCCGCTTGGGAACCCACCTGCATCGTCACCTTCCGTCCAATTAACGTCTATCTGCTTAGTCAGGGCGCTAGTCAGAATCATAGCCCCATCGTTGTCTACATCCCTAAGCGTTCCCGTAGTGATATCTATATCGTGCGCAGCATCCGTGCCATTGCTAAGCTCACATCCGTAGCGATACCCTTGCGGCACAGTGCTTACCGGTGCGCTGGAAGCCCAAGCGCCGCTGGTATAAGTCAGCACATCCCCTTCGCTAGGGCTGCCAGGCAAGTCAATCTTGGTGGCGGACATCGTGGCAATCTCAGAGAACTCGCCATCGATATCAGCGCCAAGGATAGTCTTCTCCGGATTCCCCGTGGGCAAGGAATCCTTAGCGGCAAAGTTGGTATTCTGTGTGTAGTTGCTCACCGATGTAGCCTCCCAAGCTTGCCGATTAGGTCAGCCTCTTGGATTTCCAGCTGCCCGCCATTGATGGATGTGGATAACCCTATCTGAATTTGGTCGCCATCCCCGCCTAAATCGAACTGCTGAGCTACCAGCTGATTGGCTGGGCCCCATTCCCCAATACCCCATTCCGCAACATTATACTCCGACACGGCATTGACCATTAGGGAGCGGGTCTCATACCTTGGGCTAGCATCATAGTCCCATGCCCAGCTCATCGTCAGGGAATAGGTCGTGCCTGCAGCTACATAGACCAAGGCAGACTTAGGGATAAACCTACGGCTGGTTACCCGAAACCAAGGTGATAGCCATTCGAAGTTATAGGCCGAGCCATTATCATCGTAACCCGTATACTCAGCCACTCCGCCGTTCTGGCCAAGGTATAGCGTCGAGCCTACCGAGCGCGCGCAGACCCAATCTATGCTATCCCATTGCGAGGCTCTGACTGCGCCGGCTGTACGAATATCGAAGTACCAGTAAGCCGAGCCTATCCTTGCGATAATGGCACCGAGCTTACGGTGGTATTCCATACGGATAGGGGTTGCTGCACTGAGCGCAGTATCAATATCGCTGGAAAGCTTTAGCTGCAGGTGCGGTGCTATGGTTGTGAGGGGGAGCTTATCAAAAGCAATTCCACGCCGAAGGCTCCTAAGCCCAGTTCTAGACAGATAGATAAGATCAGTGCCAGTAGATACGACCGAGTCTCTTGAGACAAGGCCATCTCCGGTCACCATATCATCTGTGCCGGCTAACGCCAGGTTGGTTCCTGGATCGTCTAGTCCTGTGAATATAACGATGCTACGCTCGCCAAACACCACCAGGAAGTTGTTCCATTCGACGATCGCAACGCCCACATCAAGGCCCACTGGCCACACATTCGCCATATCCAGAGAGCCAGACCCTGCTCCACCCCAATCTGTCTCGTCGAGCAATACGCAAAACTGGATTGTCTGCATATCGCTATCAAATGCGTATATCCTTCCGTGGGTAGCGACTGCGGCATTTCCAGTGGGTGCCGTTCCCGCTGAGGCAACCACATCCGCGAAGTTACCCGCGCCGGTCTTAATGATAGGCTGGTCGCCTTGCCGGACCCCCACCACCTTGCCGTTGTAGTTGACGAACTGCCAATCGTCGCCCCCCACCGTGGCTGTGCCGGTAACATTGGTGAGCGTAGAGGTTCCCTCATAAAGCGTGGAATTAGCAACTGAGATAATGCGCGTAGACGTAGCGCTCTCCACGTACTCGAAGATCGCTTCAGTATCGTCAGAGTGTCCGCCGGTCGTCGTGACCAAGGACCAGCCATTGCGGGACGCTATACGGTTGGAGTTGTTAATGACAGCGTTGCGAAGCGTCAAGCTCCACTGCGGCTGCTCAGCAACACCAGCCTGGTCCGTTACCAAGCCAAGGTTGCCTGGCGTCCGGATGGGTATCCTGTCTAGGGGAGAGACCATACCGGTATCCTGCCACCTTCACGCGAAGCACCATCACGCTCCATTGCTTCGAACAAGGCTATATCGTACTGTTCCATCGCTTCGTTGAAGGATATGCCTGCATCCTCTCCTCGCTCCTCTAAAGCCAGAGCAAGCGCTCTTAGCTCCACTGGCGGAGAGGGCACTTTGATAACCGTTCCGTCGGCAGTAATATCGCCTTGCCCAACCCATCCTGTGACAGAAACGGTGAAGCTTGCGTTCGGGATTGGCCAAAAATCAATGGTTGGGTCTCCGGCTCCGTCCTGCGGCCCAATGCGGTAAAAGCATGGAATGCCTGACTGAGTCGGTGTCCACAATCCATCAAATTCCGTATTAGATTTAAGGAAGATCTTTTCGCGCGATCGAGTCTCGTTCCGAACCTCATCGATTCGCCCTCTATCTTGCCAATCTGTCAGGGAATAACGCTGCGTCGTGGCGGTCAACGACAATGTCGTAGTAGTGCGCAAATCGGACCAGTAATCCTTGTTCTCCACCTCCCGCAAAGCCTGATTCACAAAGTCACCCACGAGCCTAGAATAGGCTCTGTCCGAGAAGCTATTGACCTCGGAAGAACGAAGCCGTCGCAGGACCTTATTTACTACTTGTAGATAGGTGTCAGACATTTGGCCATACTGCTATGGTTAGGACTGTCTCTCTGAACCTAGGCGCATTGCATGGCAGGAAGACTTCTGCATAATCGAACTTCGCTGCCTCGAACTTCTTTGTCCACCAATCTGCCCGCCTGACCGTAAGATGGGCATTCTTGCCATTAGGCAGCTTATGCGCTGCCTTGGTCAGGGCTATGGCATGAAAGCCAACCTTCCGAGTCAAGCTATGGATATGCTTTAGCACTGCGTCTACTCTCTCAGGCTGAACATGCTCCAGGACATCGGTGCTCACGACCATATCATGCGGAGTAGGCTGCTCGCTGAACTCCGGGATGCCCGGGTCATAGCCATGCACAGGCAACCCTAGAGATTGACTAAGGGTAGCCTTCCCACAGCCATAGTCCAAAATATTAAGGCAAGAATGCATATGGTATAAAGGATGTATGAAGTTCGCATATCGCTTGCCGGTAGTGCCCCAATTAGGATTGGCTGCGTGGTCTTCTCTGAGCAGACGCTTGTAGTAGCTGCTGATTAAATCCGCATCCCAAGTACGAGATCTCCTCCCATCTCGTGCCATAGCAGACCCCTCGGGATGCATCCTATCGGTGGTTGCCGCCATCGTCCTCTAGCCTCATCTATCGTTAATTCTCTATGCGCCGGAAATCTGTTGTCCACGTCCCACACTATTGCCCATATGATCTTTTTCTTGGATATAGCCCATGCCGCGCGCGTATGCCCGTACTGAGGCAAGAGCTTGTTCCAGCGAGACCATACTAAGATCGGGTTGACCTGGCCGTCCCGGTCTAGGCTCTCCCATATCTTCCGCCTCTTCTCTCCCGCTGCTTTCATGTCCATTGCCAGAAGCTTGTCCGGCATTGGGTAATACCAATAAGTCTCGGGGAGATAGGGTCGGCGCTGGGGCCCCATCGCGTATGGATGACCGCCCACTCTGCCCGTTTCCAGCTGGCTTGCTTTTAGCCTCACGCTCCGAATCCTCCCTGATACGAAATTCGGCCCACTGGGACTCGTCGAGCATGGTCCATTCTCTGGCATCAAGCAAGACATAATCCTCTCCATCCTTCCAGCCGAACTCAAGCGGAACAACGCCTAGCGGCGCCTGAGTATACTCGGACTTGATATTCTCATACTCAACTAGCCGCCAATGCTCGTAGAGCTTGTCATAATCTACTACAAGTGCTTTAAGCTCCCTCTTATTTTTCCATGCCCACATGGCGCGTGTGCCGCCATAAGCTATCCACAGCTTCCCCCATCTTGCCCACAGCACCACTGGGTTTATCTGACCTTGTTCATCCAGGCTCTTGAATATCTGCCTGGACGTCTCATTAATGAGCCTTGGACCTGCCCATCGTACCTGAAAACGCTGAAACCCAAAGCGCGCAGGCGCATTCCCAGGTGGCCTGCCAGTGGCAGGGTTCCAGTTGATGAACCCAGGCGCGATGCGCTTGGTCACTTCGTCCGGGCTCAGGACCCCGGCCCGAAGGCTCGGGACAGGGTCCAGCTTGCAAGGCTCTATATTGATCATTAAGCAGGCATTACGAAGGCAACTGCGCCATCCGTGCGCAAGGTCTTCACACCGTAGATGGTATCTGCCACCAGCAAGTCCGAAAGCCATTCCAGCTTCTTTTGGACCTGCAGGCGCATGCCAAGCTGCGTCGCCAAGGCAAAGGCAGAGCGATGGGTCAGCAACCCCACGCGATAGCTGGTCGTGCCGGAGTAGTTGGTAATCGTCGGACAATTGGTGCTCACATACACGCCCATGCCGTAGATATCACCAATGCGTCCATTACGGATGCTATTCTCGGCGCCACCCTCACCCACGAAGGCTTGCTCCGTGAAGCGAGGCAGCCCCAGTAGCTGCTTCTTGGTCACAGGCGGGATAATGATGTTCCGGTTATCCTGCGGTACATTCGCATCGTCCAGTGTCTGCATCATTTCGCGGATGCCGTCATCGGTCAATGCGGTACCATTACCAGAACCGGAGTTATCCCAAGCTGTCGACCCATCACCACCAATCACGATGTTGGTAAGACCCGTGTAAAGCCCTAGCACATCCGTATCGACAACGGTCGCAATGGCATATCCCATATCGTCAGTGTAATGCTGACGCATGCTATCCAAGCTCTGCACACTGGCAATGTCCTCGATGTTCATCGCCACGCACTTGTGCTTGTTCAGCAGGATTTGCGTGTTGGTCGCCTGGTCAGTGCTGAGCGTGACCGCAACATTCTCGGACTTGTCGGAAGCCGTTAGGCGCCCCGGAGTCGGAATGTTGATTGCGTCGCCTTTTCGTCCTCTGTGGTTGAAGTTAGTAATCAGCTGAGCTGCGACAAGGTTAGCTTTATAAGAAGCAATTACCTCGTTTGACCATAGCTCCGGCTGAAAATTAACGGTTTCGGTTGTAGATTGCGCAGTTGCGCCATCCCATGCAGCCATAGATTAGCCTATTCATTTCGCACCCGGTTCTCCGCATAGGCTCTCCGAATCTCTGGGAGCTTCTCATCGTAGACCCTGGGCTGGTAAATCTTAAGGTTTTGGATTTCTGTGTTGGTCCAAACCTTGCCCATAGGCCGTCTGCTCGTGCCACGCTCAGGGCTGGCTGCGCGGTCTAAGCGGTCACGTCGCACGGCTTCTGCGGGGGTTGCGTTGCCGGAATCAAGAGCTTCCTTATAAGAATCCAGAAGCTCCCGAGCTGCATTCACATTCCCAGCGTCACCAGAGGTTGCTAGCAACACCCTGGACTCTCTCTCTTTCACCCATTCCTGGAACTCAGGCTTGCTGATAGTATCCTGCCAATCAGGATGCGTAGAAGTAAGCTCAGCGCGGAGCCTATCCGCACGTAGCTCATTCATTTGGCTCTGTATTGGCTCAAGACGACTATCGATAGCCTTCAGAGGGTCATCCCAATAATCTGGATTCGCCTCTTGCTGCTGCGGCTGCTGCGTTGCAGCTTCATACTCACGGATGCGCTTTCTAAGATCGCCAACCTCTTTGGCTAAGCGACCGCGCTCCGATTCTTTATTCCTGAATCGCTCAACGATCTCAGGTAACTCTTTACCTTGAAGCTCGACGGGCATGTCGATGGATGGCTCCAGCCGGCGCTCTGGCTCGACGGTTGCACCATCCGCATTGCTAATGCCAGAGCTAGGCTCCGCATCGGTCACGGTTATGGTCGCAGGATCAACTAGCCTATCATTCTCTGACATCTTCATCCTCGCTCAGTGAATCTCTGGCCTCATTAGCGGCTTCTACTATGGTATGAGCACAGTCAAGCCAACCTTTGTTGAAGTACAGGTCTTCTACTGTTTTGGAGTTGTAAATCTCGGTTTTGTGTATCTCATCAATATCTTCCTTGATACCATTCGTCAACAATATCCATCCTGGATGATCTCTAAGGGAAGCTAAGTCCTCTAGCTCGGACTCCGTATAAGGCTCATTACGCGGCACGATAGAATCCAGCAGAGTTTATTTGCGCGGTGATATCTCCGCCATTCGGCGTCACGCTAAAATCATGCAGAGTCAATGGGACAATGTTGGCATCTGTGCCCCCAGTTGTATCGGAGTCATAGCAAATAACAAGATCAGTCCAATTATCACCAGCAGATACGCTAGTCCATGTTTGGTCTGGTATGTCAGCATCCATGCGGTCATTAGTATCATCCGGAGTCGGAGCCGTCACATCCGTATCAGTTAATGTCTTTCTGGCATACCCCGTATTAGTAGCTTCCGCAGTATTACTCAAAGCCAAAAGAGCGCTCAGAGTATCCACGTCACGAATAGCTGCATCCGTGTCCGTGCTGACAATAGCGACAACTATAAGAGCACTATTAGTTGGATCGTTACCATCTACCCTGGCAACATATTCATTGACTTTGCCTTTTGCCACATTGAAAACCAAATCTGCCATCAAGCTACCCTCTTAAGCATGGCAACAACCAATGAAGCTACTACCTCATCATCCTCGATAATCTGCTGGCGCCTACGGCGCTGATTAGCTGCCCATCCGCCACCCTTGCCGCCACCTATCCTGGTTAGAGAAAAAGAATAATCACTCTCAGAAGCTATTCCTATTTGAATTGTTTGTGGACCAGTCTGGGACACAGTCATATCAAATGACGTATCAGATTCACTTGCTTGATTAACCGAGACAACTTGTGCCTGGCTAACCGTCATGGACTGAGCTGTATCTGTCTCTGTAGACTGCCCTACATTTATAGTGACTGCGCCTAATGACGCGGTCATAGCAAAAGAAGAATCTGTCTCTGTCGTTAACCCTATAGCCTGGCTAATGCCGCTGCTATGATCGTCTCTTTCTGTTTCTATCTCTGATTGACTTAGCGTCGTGTCAAAGATCTTGACATCTTCTATCAGGCCGTCAAAATACTCACCGAATGCGGTATTCCCGCCAATCTGAACTTCGCCAGTACTAGTGGCTGGGTCATTCGCCTGCGTACGGGTAACATCCAGGACGCCGCCGATATAAAACCGAACGTTATTGAAATCCCAAGTAACAGCTATATGCGTCCAGTTACCGCCGGTAGCTGCTGTGCTGCCTTGATATCTCTGACCTGCAAACCATAATCCCGGAGCCGCCTGGTTGTCATGAATGTATAAGCAGTAGACATTGTCTGTACCACCGCTATTAAGTTTCATAACCCCCGTATCGTAGCCGCTCGACCAGTTAGACGTGGGCTTAACCCACATCATAATAGTGCCGGAGTTTCCTCCAAGGTCTAGCGAGTTATCATCGGCAACATCTACACGATCATTGGTCCCATCAAAATCGCAGCAATAGGTACTACCCTGCCCGCCAGAATCCCAGAGCGTACCGTTTTCGAGCGTACCGTCGTTGCTTTGCGGCGAAGTATCCGGCGCATTGGTCCCGCTGGTCTCGTTGAAGTGGAGTTCTAGAACTTGTGCCATTAGGGATCTACCGCCTTAACAATCAAGTCGCCCGACCCCAAATTGACAGTGCTCGTATTGTTATTAGTAAGTGTGACTTGCACTATGCGAAGAGCTGTTCTAGAAGTTGACCAATCCAAGTTATCCCATACGGCTTCTGCAACCTCCCCATCAGGCACAAAGCTAACGGTAATGCTAGCCCCGATTGGTACATCCCTACCCATGTTCACATTAATGTTCCGAGTCCCTCCATTGCCAGGCACCCCATTGATCACAACAGCAGGCTCAACTCCACGCCCAACTCTATCCGGCCCTGGCCTAGCGGTAGCCATTAGCCAACTTCCTCAATCAAGCCTTGTGCATTACGCCTCGTAGGCAGTCCACCGATAGACGTAATCAAGCCTTGAGCATCACGCTCTATCCTGAATGGCCCAGGCTCGCTAGGACTTCTGCCATTGGCGCTTGGCATCCCATCAATCCGCTCTTGTAGCTGCGCCAGCATGGTCAATGCTTCAGCGCTTAAATTCAGAGGCGCATTGTCAGACACTGGCATCGATGCGACTTGAGCCTTAAGCTCTTCAAGGCTTACAGTAATGCCATCCGTTGCCTTGGCCAGAGCAAGTACGCTATCCGCATCCCGTTTAACAGCTTCGGAATTGATGCGCTTCTCTTCCAGGATATTGGAGCGTCGAGACTCTTCTTCTTGCCTTAGCATCTGCAAGAGCTGGCGCTCATGCTCCTTGGAGGCCTTCTGCGTGTCCAGCCTAACCTTGGCCATATCTAGCTGAATACGAGCTTCAGACTCCTTACTGGCTTGCTGCATGCTAGCCATTGCAAGCTCTTGGTCCGGCGTCATTTGCTCAGGCGCCATAGCACGCTCGGTCATTTCATCGATAATCTGCAATACTCTAGACTTCTCACGGATGCTGGAGCCATCCACAATCATCCTGAGCAGTTGCAGCTGCGCTGGGCCATCCGGAAGATTGGTCATAAGCGTAGCGAGCTGCTGATTCTCAAGCTCACGCATCATGATACCAACACCAGAATTAATCTTCGGTCTACGATTGAGCTGAGGATATTCCTCCGGACGCAACGCATTCATCCGTAGCGCAGCCTTCTGCACTATCGGCACAATGAAGTCGCGCTCGATATTAAGGATGGTTCTAGATTGACGCTTAACGCTGGCACCAAGCACTGCAGACAATGGGCCGCTGCCTGTTCGGCTCATGTCACCGATGGGGTTGGCTTGACTAAGTTGGCCAGTGCCAAGCTCAATCATGCGCTGCAGCTCTATCGTCTGCTGGTAAGTGCCTGGGTCAGGCCCAGGGAACTGCACGGTAGAAATAGCCGTGCGGGAATCACCGCGCGAAAATATGCGCCTACCTGGACGCATTTCGAAGCTCTGGTTACGCGGTACTTGCTGGCCATTGATGACCATCATCGGAATGGTAAATGCTAATGCATCCTGCCTAGCGCGCATCTCGGCATCGATGCTTTTCTGCGGCCAGTAGGCCATCTCGCCAATGCCACGGCCATGAATACGGCGAGGTACGGTATGCCATTGGGCTGTTACAAACGGCCTATCCGAGCCAAATGGATTAGCCTCGCAGCGAAGAATGGTTTCCTTATTGGCTATCGTGCAAATGGCTTCAACTAAGCCATCATCGCCAATAGCTGCATTTTTTAACTGATCTGTGCGCTCCCTGGCAGCAATCTCATTAATTGGGATAAGTCCATGCCATTCCAATATCTCGATATAATCTGTATCGCGAGGCTGACTTTCCCCCGGATTAGTTGGATACATCTCGCCGGAGCCTTCAAGCTCGACTTCATTATAAATTCCATCTCGCATCCTGCGCTCTATAATCCATCTAGGGATAAATACATGGTGTCCAATACCAAGACACTCATCTAGTGTAGTCGCAGCTGGGTCAACAATTAATTCACCAGGCTCCAAGGCTTGAATGTTTAAAGATGGACGACCATTTTTAGGTCGAACAATAATCTTGCCAGTAAGAGTCCCATACAACGCCCCAATAAGCGTTGCTTCTTCTATGTGAGGTCTATCGTCCCAAAAATCAGCAATAAGAGCATCATCCAGCAAAGCGTCTCCAGTATCCAACCATTGCTCTCTGGAGAAAAAGGCCTCCATGACATCGCTAACAGCAGCATCAATAGCCTGAGACAGGCTCGGCATAATAGCTCTTGAGCGCTCGCTTTCCCGCGTCCTATCCTCCGGCGACCACTCGCCACGCCACATACGATAGTATTCACGGTTCCGCGCTCGGTTATCTTGGTCATATTGGTCTGACCAATTCTGAGCGCGAGCGGTTAGTTCTTCTGCAAGACCATCTACAGGCATCTTAGAATCCTATAGCCTCGTCAATAGGCTCCCAATCATCTTCTAGGTCAATAGTTTTGCCTGGTATATGCTCACAGGCATATGCTAGCGCTCTAACCATATCGTCATGCTGATTTTCATCCGGAAATGCGCCAAACTGAGTCTTAAGATCAATTAGGTAATCGCCATCCTCAAAGGTAATGCGCTCTCTATCCAGCAACGGCTGTAGCAAGAAAGTGCATCGAGTCGCTACCATATTCTCCGGTTCATTGACCTCATTGATGTACAATGCACGCCCATACCTGAACTCACGCTCAGAGAGATGCGGCTCAATTGCTGCATATTGCTTGTTATTCATGGCAATTGTTTCAGGTCGATACTTTCTATCTAAGGCTAGAAGACGAGTGCATATCTCACGCACATTGAATCGGTTACGCTCCATTTCCAACACATGCGCCTTGTCCTCGCTCATGCGAACGACACAGATGCTGGTCATGTCGACCCGATTTGGGTCCCATACATCGGACAAGTCCTTCTCGAATGACTGCAGTCGAACCCCGATTACGATATGCTGGGTGAAATCATGCTCATGCTGATGCTCAACCACAATCTTGTCAGGATTAAGCGGGCAATCAGAAGCGTCTCCAAAGTCTGCTTCGTATTCGACACGGAATGCATGCTCGCTAAGCGACTGCCTGGCATCCTCTATCTCGTCCTTCGGAATAAGCGGCGAATCGATGGTCTTGTATTGCCAAGCCTGCCAGCCTGGCTTCCCATCCATAGCCGCCTTCCATAAGTAATAGAAGTGATTCCGGGACTTGATGCTGGGCGTCCCAATGAATAGCGCTCTGGAGTCAGGCGCCAAATCAGCGAGAGTCGGTCTAACCACATATGGCCACACCTCCGCGCGCATCGTGGCATACTCATCCAAAACAGCATCCGCCAAGCCAACACCGCGCATCCGGTCCGGGCGGTCCGCGCCCTTGAGGTGCAGAAACCGCCCGCTGACAAATTCAAATATCAGCGAGCTATGCCAGGACTTCTTGATCCAAGGCTCCCCCAACCTGTCCACAAGCCGGTACATGATGTCTCTGGCCTGGGCAAAGGTTGGAGCTATGTAGTAGCTGTCAAATGGCTTCAGGTCCTTGCCGTTGCGCTCCAGCTGCATCGTCGCATCTATGAGATACGCGGCAGCGTAATAGTTCTTGCCCCACCTACGGCCGCAGGCAGGGACCTTGAACCTGGCTGGGCTCTCCCAGACTTCTAGCTGGCCAGGATGCAGCCCGAAGTATTCGAGCGTAGGGCCCGCTTCGCTCAGCGGCCCTTCCTTACTGGCGGCACACCGCTGGCTGGACCAATGGGATTGCTCGGGGGCGGCGCTGGACGCTTGGGCACGCGGTCACCACGTGGCGAGCTGGGCTCATTACCTTGCTTTGCTGGCATCAAAGGCTCCTTATTAAAGAGAGATGAGCCGCCGCCGGAGCCTACAGGTAGTTGTGCAATGCACTACTCGGATGCTACTAAGGCCGGGCGGAGTCGAAGGACTCCCCGGATCTAACA